TAGTATCAATAGTGCCGTCAGCAACTACTGTAATTTGTGCTCCATTATATCTGTTTATAGTGTATGCCATTGCGCTCTTTTCCTTATTTCAGTATTTATGCTATTCTAATGTTACAGCGGGCCGCCATATTGCCACTCTTTTGTAGTGCCAACGGTTGGTGTTAAGTTAAACTGTTTATATCGACTGTTTAAATCAGTACCTAATTCTGGTTTGTCAGTACAAATTAATCGTAATATAGTACCGCTTTCATGGTCAGTTGGTGGGAATATTTTTGCAAGAATTCCCGTAGCAATCTGTGCAGGAGTTAACCCAGTAGTATCTGCACTTAATCCCAGTGGGGCTATGCGCACTGTGTAATCTACATAGGATTTATTGGCACCGTGTGCAGGATCCGTAGGAGTAGCTAGGTTTGAAATTTTAGCATTGTTCATACTAATAGTTCCAGACCCGTTAGGGCTCAACACAATGTTGGCATTGGCCGTTGTACTAGCTATAGTAGTGTTGCTAAAATTTAAATTACTAACTTGCAAACTAGATAATGTTCCGACACTGGTTAACCCTGGAGCACTTGCCACAGTTGTGCCTAAACTAGTTTGACTCAGTACATCAAATCCGTTTATTCTATATACTTTGTTAGTTGCTAGGTTAAAGTTTTCTGAAGATGACCACGTTGACCCAGTGCTTGCCCAAGTAAGTGTTTTATCGCCGTCTGTGCCGCCTTCTACTGAAATTCCGCCGCCATTAGCTGTAGAATTTGAAGGTGTTGCAACCTTTGCTAGCTCAATTAATTTGTCCGCTATTTCAACATTGGTGGTGTTTACTGAAGTTACATTACCTTCTACAGTTAAACTGCCCCGAATTCTTGCATCACCGTTGACATCTAATGTTGCTGTTGGCAGTTCTGTATAGACTCCCATACGTTGGGTAGTGGCATTAATAAAAAATGCGGTAGTCAAACCGCTACCGCTCAATAAATTGACACCAAAGTTTTGATTACTAGTATTTGATTTAAATTGGAATATTGAAGTTGTTGCGTTGATTTCAGTACTTGCACCTTCGCCTAACACCAGTGGAACAGCATTTTGTATAGATATAGTTCCTGTTGTAGCAGAATCATCCAATGTTGATAAGAAGTTTGCGGCTGTTCGAGCTGTGCCATCTGCTGCCAATAACGAATCTGCTTGTGATGCAGAAACTTTAAACTTTACACCAGTTAATGTACTAACATTAAATCCAGATGAAATACTTCCCGTAAATCCTGCAATTGCTGATCCTGGCGTAAAAGAATCTTTACTAAAAATTCCCAATAAAGATTGCGCAACGTATAATTTTAAAATAGTATGAGAAACTCCAACAGTATCAACTATATCTTCAGCGTTGAATCCTGTTATTCCTTGAGCTGCCGTATAAACTGGGCCTGCAAGTTTGGTTGACAACCCGTCATTAAAATACAGTTGTTGTCTTGTACTGTCAATCCAAATATCTCCGGCTGCAATAGAACTTGGCACTGTTTTAGAAATAATAGTGCCGCCGCTTACTTTAAAAGTATTACCGTCGTATACTTTTAATCTATTTTCAGTGGTATCAAACCACAGTTGACCAGTTAAAGGATATGACGGTTGAGAGGTGCTTGCAAAGTTTTCTAATAATTTAACCAAGTTTTCATTAATGAAAATACCGTAGCCTGCAAGATTTTTTCCAATAAGAGTAAGGTCTGTTGAAGTTTGATCTAAACTTCCGTCAACAATTTGTGTTATTGTTGTACCGTCTGTTTTTGTAATTGTATAGCTCATTATAGGACACCAGTAAAAATTATATAATTTATAGTTGTATAAGGATTCATTATGGTAACTGCTGACCCTAGCGTACTTGAAATAATGCCGCCGCTATTTGGTAAGCCTGAACCAGTACTTGAGTTTGGAAGGCCAAGCCCTGGCACTGCTGCCGTATCACTAATTCCACTAGGCAATCCTGCCGCATAATATTGTGCTGAAGTACTGCTAAGATTATGCTTGTGATCTGGTAAATTATTAAGTGTTAGTGTAACAGTTTGAGCACCAGATCCTGTACCAACTATGTCAGCTGTAACATCAGTTACTCTGTTGGCAGAACCTCCGCCAGCGTCTATTAAAATACTAGCATCGTCTTTTGACGGGATACGATTTCCGTTATCCATACTGTCCATACCCAACGGGAATCGGCCTCTTAAATCAGGCAGGGCAAATGTTGCGGCACCAAGTAATAGTGTAGCTGACTTATAAGTATATCCTATAACTCCGTACAATATAGGATAATCAGCTGTTTTGACTTCGCTACCATCACATAACAAATAACCTTCTGGAACTACTGTACCCGCAAATGGCATTATTGCGCCAACTGGCACAGTGGCCACGTGTCTTAGTAATGTTTCCTTAGTCATTCGTAATAAATTTGCACTGCCGCTACGAAATACTAATAATTGATCAGATAATAACGAATCATCAGCCGCAGTTTTATTACTAATAAAGTTTTGACTGATTGTTGTTGTAAAAGTTGCTGTTCCAAAAGAACTTTGTCCAGTAAAACTGATGTTATCACTGCTTACATCACCTTGCATACTGAAAACAGTTGGACTAGCTAAACGTGCGGCAGAACCGCTAATGCTACCTTGTAATGTTCCGGTAAATGTTCCGGTAAAATTTCCGCTAAATGTATCAGCATAAACATTTCTAAATGATTTTGTTTCAGATCCAATATCAAATATGCCAGTAGTAGACGGCAATATTACTGATCCCGGAGCTTCTAATCCAGTTGCAGAATCTAAAGTATTTAAATATAGTTTACCATTGATAGTTGCATCTTTACCAATTCTAATATTTTTAGTTACTGATAGACCGCCAGTTGTTTTAATACTTGCATTAGTTAAAGTTGTTGCATCAGTTGTGCTGGTTACAGACAAATCTCCGCTGGAAGTAAATGTACCAGCAACATCTAAAGTAGCTGTAGGTGCTGTATTATTTGATCCAATACCCACTCGAGACAAAGCGTCTATATGTAATACAGTAACTGGTATACTGTTGTTGTTTAATCGAAAATCAACACTGTCTCCGCTAGACTTTGAGTATAAAACTGTACTGGTGCCGTCTCGGCCAATGTTAAAACCAGAATTACTACCGATGGTTAAGCCACCGTCTGCACGAATTGTTAATGGAAAATTACTTGTACTAGAAACATCAGATCTTAAAAAATTTGCAGAAGGAACAGAGACTCCGGTAACTAGTAATGCATCTGCATTACTTGCAGTTCCCCATATCCTTGATAAACTTGTGGTATTAGATGCATCAACTGAACTAAGATTAAAGCCCTGATTAATTGTAGTAAATCCCACAATTGTTGACTTTGGAGTAAATGTTTCTTTACTTATAATTGCCAACTGATAATTGTTAGCATATAGCGATATCACACTGTGAGTTACATTTGAAGTATCGACAATAGTGTCAACTACTGTACCTGTTAAACTTCCAGAACTGAATTGCGGTCCAACTAACAACCAATTACTTCCAGAAAACACATATAATTGTGCTGTTGTGGTATTAACCCATAAGTCTCCTGGATTGCTATTGGCTGCTAAAGGCGCGGCTCCTGCTTTTTTTACAGATCCTGCTGATGTCCAAATTGTTCCATCAAATACTTTTAATAAACTTACACCGCTGGTATTATCATACCATAATTGCCCTTCAATGGGATTAGGTGGAGCATTATTATTTGCAAAGTTTTCTAATAGATGTAAAAAATTGTTTGCAACAACTGGAGCATAGCCTGCATAGTTCTTTCCTACAAAAGTTAAACTTGTTTGCGAGTTTAAAGTTTGATCTGCTACAGTTAACGCAGGTTTTGCGGGGTTAGTTGTTTCAGTAAATGTAACTTGATAACTCATTTGTTATACTCCCACGATGCCGGTTAAACTTTGTATCCGCACAGTATAATCAATTTGAATTAATCTGTTGAGGCTTTTTTGTACAGGGTGAAAAATCACATGGGTCAGCAATAAACTATTTCCACTTGCACTGTAACTTTTTAAACCTAATTCATCAAACACAAAAGAACCGTTTGCATCTGTTGTGTTATCAAAAGCCTGTTGACCTGAAGTATTTCCGTCGCCGTAGTCTAATAAACAAGTTACAAATACATCGGTATAGTTAGTTCCAGTAACGTGTCTAACTTCAATAAAGTTTCTACTGGGGTCTGCATTGTTGCTGGAATTTTGATTGACTACTTTTTGGAAAGTTTGATTGTACAAACTGGCATTGGACCCCGAACTGTTAGGAGTCAAATAAGTTATGATGCCTGTTGGATCAATGGCTGTGCCACCGTTGCCAAATGCCATTTCATATACAAATCCGTTGCCGCTATTTGCTATACTGTTGGCCAATGCTATACTGATATTTTCATAATGAATAGCATTACGTTTATTAATATAGACGGTGTTAGACTCAGGATCCCATATTTTAATATGTCCTTCGATGTGAATTCCGGTTGTTTCTTGACTCTGCATAGTGAACTCTCTTTATATTATATTTATCAATGTTTATTATCTGCTAGTTTATTGTCAACTATCGCTGATTTACAAATATTTACCTAACAATTTACCCTAATACGTTAAATACTGCATGAAAACTATCTATAGCTTGTTAACACTGTCGCCTGCCGTAATGTTTTTTGCAGGATTTGTTTACAGCCTGTATGCGCCTAGCGCAATTTGCGGGCATGATTGGCAAATGCCTGCAATGTGGTTCATCATGATGTTGGCACACTTAACGCCCTGGCTCATTTGGTGGCAACAACGTAACTTTACCCGGAATTGAGAAACAGCAGTGGTACGCTCCTTGTAGCACTGCCCATGCTTCCCAATAATAAACCTCCAAAATATCCGCACGGTCAACAATCCACGTTAAATCTTGCATCAGTATAGTTCCGCACGGGCCAAGTATCTCAGCGGTGTACAGCTTGCATTGATCCTGTTCTGCTCTGATCAAAGTCAGCATATTAAATCACCTTACTGTTAAATTGCTGAGATGTCCTTGATGGTAATCACACCCACCATTCCAGAATGTATACTACAAATGTATTGATAGTTGCCTGTTGTGCCTGCAGGTATCTTCCAATATAACGTGCCAGCCACTTGGCCTTGGGCACTACTTCCTGTACTAACTACGCCAGTTGTGCTCACATGCACTAGACCAACATCATAATTTGTGCCGCCACCTGTTCTAATTAAGAACGGATGACCGCTCACACTAAGGTTAAACGCAATAGTCGTACCGCTGATAGCATATACTGTAGGATCATCAGTTGTTCCATACTGGTCAAATCTATATGCAGTTGCTCCGTTATTGGTAACCGTTAACATT